ATGGCAAATGAAGTACGTAGCCAGCGGCTTATGCAGTTCTTACAGATTGTTAATAATCCTGCTCTTGCGCCTTTTGCAAAATACACTTATATTATTCGTGAGATTGCAAAGTCAATGGATCTTGATCCAGAGAAGGTGACTAACAGTCTTGAAGAAGCAGCACGTCAGGCTATGCTGATTCAACAGAATCAACCTCCACAACCTGCAACGCCAGCAGCACCACAAGGCGTACCCGGACCTACAGATACTGCCGGAACAGGCGGAGGTAATATCGGTATAGGACAGGCTCCAGTACCGGGAGAGCAAGGCTTTAGTGCTGCACAAACTCAACCACCACAACCGCCACTACAATAAATGGATAAATTATATCTTACAAAATTAGCTACATTAGTTAATACACAAAAACAATGGGAGGCTTTTAATGAATTACTTGAAGACCGTGTTGGACAGTATCAAAAAGTTTTGGAACAAAGTGTTAGCACAACTGAACTCTATCAAGCACAAGGTGCAATCCAAGCTCTAAGAAAGCTTAAACTTTTACGAGATGAAGTAAATGCAAAGAAATCCTAATCCGTTTCAACCCGCACCTCCGCAACAAGAGTCTGCCCCACCCACGGCACCAGTAATGCCGGGGGTACCGGCACTTCCAACCCCAGTTATTTATGATGGTCAAAAAATGGCAGATGGGGGATTGTTGCAAGAAGGCGGATCTGTAGATCCTGTATCTGGTAACGAAGTTCCAACTGGATCTTTAAAAGAAGAAGTTCGGGATGATATTCCAGCGCAGTTAAGTGAGGGAGAGTTTGTATTTCCTGCCGATGTAGTCAGGTTTATTGGCCTTGAAAGACTAATGCAATTGCGCCAAGCAGCAAAAGAAGGTCTATCTAAAATGGAAGCTATGGGTCAGATGGGTAACTCTGACGAAGCTACCATGGATGATACCGGAGAGTTTGAAACTGAAATCGATGACATCATGAAAGAAGTAGAGATGGAATCGGAAGGAGAAGAAGAGGAAGAGCCACAAGAGATGCAAGTGGGCGGTATGCCGGAAGCTGCTGAACAGAAGCCCATGCAGCAGCAGATGAAACAGGCATTGCCTACAAAAGGAAATAAGTTAAAGCCTCAAGAGATTATCCGTAGGGATTTAGAACGTGATGGTCTTACTGCTGAAGAACAAAAACTAATGAGGCATTTGGCTGCTGCTGTTCGTTTGAAAAAAGCAATCATGATTCAAACAAATAACACAGTATTTGTTGGACTGCGTGGAAGCGAAGGTCAATTTAAAGTACATTTGTACTCACAAGATTCTCCTAATGTTTTAGCTGACTCTATTAAACAGGGTGTCGAGTATCTTAAAAAAGCTAATATCAAACAGATTCAATCTGTTACAGATAAGTACGAAATTATTTCTCTACTTCAAACCCTTGGATATGCTCCACAAGTAGAAAAAATAGGAAATAAATTTTCATTTACAATGGAGATTAAATAATGGGTGGCGCAGTAGATGTTATTGAGGATGTTGTTGATTCAGTCGGTGACGCAGTTGAAAGTGTCGGAGATGCTCTGGGGGATTTAGCTGATGGAGTTGGTGATGTTATTGAGGATGTTGCCGATACTATTTCCGATGCTGGCTCTTGGATTGACGATAATGTAATTCAACCCGCTCTAGATGATCCTGTTAAAACCGCAGCCACTATCGCTGCTATTTCTACTGGCAATCCACAACTAATTCCGTATATTAATGCGGCAGATGTTGCCGTAAAAGGAGGAGACATTGAAGACATTGGTAAAGCTTATATTGTTTCCTCTATTGGTCAAGGTGTTGGTAATGAAGTTGGTAACGCTGTTTACCAAGAAACTGGATCAAAGATTGCAGCGTCTGCTGCCTCAGGAGCCACACGTGGGGCTATAAGTTCTGGAGCAGCCGGACAAGACCCCTTGGCTGGAGCTATTATTGGCGGAGCTACTGGAGCAACAGGTGCAGCAGTACAAGCAGGATCAGAAGAATTGTTTGGTCCAAGGGCAGAACAATCGGGCCTTGAAAAGTTTGCTACTGGCGCAACACAACAAATAGCACGTACCGCAGTTGGGCAAAGTCTTGCTGAAGAGTTATATGATGACAGGGGCATGCCCATCCAAACTGCAGCGGCGGGACAGGCTAGACGTTTATTTGGTACTCGTGTACCTCAGTCTGGTATGGGGGCTACAGAACAACCCACATACGAAACTAAAAAGTACGTAAATGATGAAGGCAACGTACTCTATATTCAATTTAAAGACGGTGAACCCCAACAGATTATTCCTCCGGGCTACAAAGAAGAATCACTTACTGGCACAGTAATGTTAGCTTCTTCTCTGCCAGAAGCAACAACAGGAGCTTTTGATGAAGGAACTATACCAGCAGCAAGAGGCGGATTAGCAGTAAAGAAAAAGAAAGAAAAGAAACCGACTACCAGCAAGGGACTGGCGGTTAAACAGAAGTAAATCCCTTATTTAACTGGCTACCTAATACCTATAGCTTAGGCTATACCACTGTTAGCCCCAAGGAGATGTGATGAGTGATGTAATTGCAGTTGTAGATAATACGCCCAAAACCGAAGTTATTAAAGGTACAGGGTTTGCAAAGCGGTCTGTTCTAGATGAGCGCATTGCAAAGGAAGAAAAGGAACTTGAAGAACTGAAGAAGGTTCAAACTGCTCCTACAGCAGAAGAGACTTCGGAGGAAGACGAGGAACCCACTTCCGCAGAAGAAAAGAGTTTTAAGAAGCGGTACGGAGATTTACGTAGGCATACCCAAAAGCTTCAAACGGATATGCAAAAGCAAATCGAAGATCTTAAAGCACAACTAGAACAGAGCACTAAAGGGCAGATTAAACTGCCCAAGACTGAAGCAGAACTGGACGCTTGGACTAAAGAGTATCCTGATGTAGCCAAGATTGTAGAAACTATTGCAATCAAGAAAGCACAGGAGCAGTCGGCAGGACTTGAAGATCGACTCAGGAAGATCAACGAGATGCAGGCAGAAACTCTGAAAGAAAAGGCTGAAGCAGAACTGATGCGTTTACATCCAGACTTTGATCAAATCAGGGAGATGGATGAGTTTCATGAGTGGGTGGAACAGCAACCCAAATGGGTGCAGCAAGCCCTGTATGATAATGAAACAGACGCTATTTCTGCTGCTCGGGCTATTGACTTGTATAAGGCTGATAAGGGCATAAGTGCCAAAAAAGCCAAGAAGTCAGATGACCGGGAGGCAGCAGCCAGTGTACGTACTAACCGTACTTCTGCCCCAGATCAGACCGGCGAAGCCGGGACAATCCGGGAATCAGAAGTAGAAAAGATGTCTCCCCGGGAGTACGAGGCACGGCAAGAAGAGATCCATGCTGCTATTAAGTCTGGAAAATTTGTGTACGATTTGTCAGGTGCCGCACGATAGGGGCTTGACAAATTTGTAAAACCGAGTATAACTCCGGGTACACGAATGTATTTTTGTTTTAAAGGGTGAACGGGGTAGCTCCCCTTCTGGTACCGTAGATACTAGATAGCCCTGTTTTCATTAAGTTGCCGCTGTGTTACAGCCTACCAACTAAGTTTTTACTTGTAACGCAAAACAACGAACACAGATTTACCTGATGCATTGTCAGCCCGTTATACTAAAGGGGGCACCCTACTGTATAACGCACCTAACAATCTCAGCCTCTAGTGGTAGTGTTTAAGCGTATTAATTTATTCTTAATTCATTATCTCTTAGGAGGAGATTAACCATGGCATTTAAAACCGCTGCCGGTTACGGCAACCTGCCTAATGGTAATTTTAGCCCAGTCATTTACTCGAAGCAGGTACAACTTGCTTTCCGTAGGGCTTCTACCGTTGAGGCAATCACAAACTCCGATTACTTCGGAGAAATCGCAAACTTTGGCGACTCAGTTAAAATCCTGAAAGAGCCTGAAATCACTGTTAAGGACTACGCACGTGGTACACAAATCACTGCTCAAGACCTTGACGATGAGGACTTCACTCTGGTTGTCGATCAGGCAAACTATTTCGCATTTAAAATCGATGACATCGAAGCTGCTCACTCACATGTGAACTTCATGTCGCTGGCATCTGATCGTGCAGCCTATCGTCTGCGTGACCAGTATGATGCTGACGTGCTTGGCTATCTGTGCGGCTTTGAACAGTCTGCTAAGAATGCACAAGCTGGTACAGCACGTACAACTGCTCCCGGAACTAAAGCTGTTTCATCTGCAGGCTCTGACGAACTGCTGACATCGATGAAGCTCGGTAAAGCAAGCTTTGGTAACATCACAACAACTGGTGCTACTACTGCTCATTCGATCCCTGTCGCTCCCCGTCTTCCGGGCGCAACAGCACTGCCCACAGCAACAGCATCTCCGCTGATGGTCCTTGCTCGTATGGCTCGTCTGCTGGATACACAGTTTGTTGATACGGCAGGACGTTGGATTGTTATCGATCCGATCTTCTTGGAAATCCTTAAAGACGAAGATGCTCGTACACTGAATGCCGACTTCGGCGGATCTGGTCTGCAGAACGGTCTGGTTCTGAACAACCTGCACGGGTTCAAAGTCTATGTGTCAAACAGCCTGCCCAAGATTGGTACAGGCCCGGGCACAACCGGCACAGCTAACCAGTCCAGCAACTTTGGCATTATCGTAGCTGGTCACGGTTCTGCTGTTGCTACTGCTCAGCAAATCACCAAGACAGAGAGCTATCGTGATCAAGACAGCTTCGCTGATATTGTGCGTGGCATGCACCTGTATGGTCGCAAGATTCTGCGTCCTGAGGCACTTGCCGTTGCTCGTTACAACGTGGCTTAAGGAGAAACACTAAATGGCTACCTTTGACTTGACCCTTGGGTCCACCAAGAAAAACAGTGCGGCTGACAGCATTGCCTCACTTCCTGATGCTCGTAACCGTGCGTACATGGTTGAAGCAATTCTTGATATCAGCAAGATTGCTAACTACACATGTGCTAACGGCGACATCTTCCAGCTTCTGGAAATTCCTGCTGGCACGATGATTATCTCTGCTGGTGCTCAGGTTCTGACAGTCTTTAATGGTACGACTCCTACCGTTGACATTGACTTCGCTGCTGGCGATGACATTGTTGATGGTGGTGACGTAACTGCTACTGGCTATCTGGCTGCTGGTACTAACGGTGGTGCTAACAACACAGCACAAACAACTTTTACCCAGCTTGTTTCTACAACCGATACAATCGATGTTAAATTGATTGCTGCTTCGGCTGACGTAACTTCTGGTGTTCTGCGTGTCTACGCAGTTCTTGTTGATTTGACTAGTGTTGCTTCTTCGGCTGACGAAGTTGATCGTGATCAGCTTGCTTAATAAGTAAGTTGACAAGGGTGACTCCTCACAAGGGGGTCACCCGTTTTTACGTATATGTATTTAAAAGCAAATCAGATTCACTTTCCTGACAGAGTAATAAAAATAAAACTGTCGGATTTAAAAAATACATACGGTATTGAAACAGAACAAAAGTGGGTATCCTCCCTCTTTGATTCGTTAGATAAAAAAGGAATGTTGCACCCCATACTAGTGTGTAAAGAAGATGCGCTAAAAGAGGGTGGAGAGTTAAGCAGTCTTATAAGGTATCAGGTAGAGTTCTTTGGAATTCCTTGGAGAGTCCTTATAGGAAATAACAGATACTTTTATGCAGTAGAAAAGAATTACGAATATATTGATGCGTACGAAATAAAAACAAAAGAAGACTATAATTTATTTCAAGACGCAACAGTATTAGAGGCACATCAATTTTAAAGGCGAATAATGGCGTACGACTTTCTCGGACTAGTCAATGATGTAAACCGCCGACTCAATGAGGTTGAGTTGACCTCGTCTAATTTTGCTGCTGCCAAAGGTTTTTATAGTCAAGCTAAAGACGCTGTAAATGCCGCATTGCAAGATATTGATCAACAGCAGTTTGAGTGGCCTTTTAATCACGACAGTCAGGAAGTAACTCTGGTAGCTGGAACTACTAGGTACGCTTTTGAAACAGACATGAAGTCTCCAGACATGGAGTCTTTTCGTTTAAAGTGGAGTGATACTTTAAACATTACTACCACTAAACTGCAGTTTATAACCTATGATGAGTATCTTAAAAGATACATAGATCAAGAATACAATACAGATACAAGTATTCGTGGAAAACCTATTTATGTTTTCCGTGCTCCTAATCTTTACTTCGGAGTATCTCCAGCACCGGATGCTGCATACACATTGGTGTATGATTACTATAAAGCAAACATAGCTTTGTCGGCATATTCAGATGCGCCATCAGTACCTGAGGCATATAGGCATGTGATCATCGATGGTGCAATGTATTACTCGTACCTATTCCGTGGTAATACCCAAGATGCAATTGTGGCAAAGGAGAAGTTTAAAGAAGGCGTAAAGAATATGAGAACCATTCTCATTAACAGGAATGATTCGATTAGTTCTACGATGATTAATAAGTCGGAGATTACGTCTTACGTTTATAGGATTGTCTGATGCCTGATCGTTGGTCAACGTATGCCTTCGAGTTTAAGGGCGGCTTAGTAAGTAACCTGTCTCCGTTGCAGCAGGGTGTTCAAGCTCCGGGTACGGCACGTGTATTAAGAAACTTTGAGCCTTCTGTAGAGGGCGGTTACACACGGATTAAGGGTTACGACAAATACGATAGTAACTTTGTTCCACCATATGGGACGGTAAAGGTACATGGTTCTGGACAGACTGGGACTACTCTTGTGGTGGGAGATGTGTCTAGTGCTCCACAACAAGGCGATACTTTTACAATCACAGGAGTAACCGGCACATACACAATTGCTACTGGTGGTGTGTCTTACAATAGCTCTACAAAAAGAGCAACACTGACACTGACTACTAGTCTTGCTAGTAGCCCTGCTGATAAAGCAGCAGTCACTTTTACAAGTGACAGTGGGATTGTAAATGGTATTGCTGCATGGGAAGGCAATGTCATTGCGGTACGTAATAACTGCTTGTATAAATCTACAGGCAGTAACTGGACAAAGATTAATGTACCTTCATACGGCACTGTATTAGTAAACGGTGCCGGTCAGACTGGAGGAACACTCGCAGTAGATGGACTAACGGCAGTGCCCCAGATTGGGGATACTTTTAGTGTTGCTGGTATTGAATTAGTTTATACGGTTACAGCAGTACCAACCGTAACCAGTGGCGGTGCAACAGTTAGCATTAGTCCTAACTTAGCAAGTAGTCCAGCAGATAACGCAGCAGTTACATTCTTGACGTTGAACAGAGTTAATTCAACCAAGAATAGATTTACGAAGTACAGAATTGGTACATCGGAAAAAATATCTGGGGTAGATTCTACAAACTACCCATTCATTTACGATGGTACAACCTTTACTGCACTTACAACAGCACCATCAGATGTGTTTGCAGCAGAACATGTTGTGTTCTTTAAGAACCAAATGTTTTATGCCAAAGGAGATATTCTAACCTTTACTGCACCATACACGGATTCTGATTTTACTGCAGCTAATGGTGCTGGAAATATTAATGTAGGTGGCAAGATTACTGGATTAATTGTTTTCCGTGAACAGCTAATCATATTCAGTGAAAATAGAATTAATAGGATTACAGGAAATACACTTGCAGATTACGTACTGCAGCCTATAACCAGAAACATTGGATGTGTCGATAGCGATACCATCCAAGAAGTTGGCAGTGATGTGATGTTCCTTGGGCCAGATGGCTTAAGATTATTAAGTGCTACAGATCGTATTGGTGACTTTGATTTAGCAGTAGTATCTAAAGCAATTCAAAAAGAGGTTACGGAAGTTATTGCTGCCAATACTTCTTTTGCTAGTGTAGTTATTAAAAAGAAATCACAGTACCGTTTGTTGGGATACAAAGATGCCATTTCAGCATCTACTGCTACCGGGATCTTAGGAACACAGTTAGCAGGACCGGAGGGCAGTTTCTTTGGTTGGGCGGAGCTTCGAGGTATTAAAGCGTATGTCGCTGATAGCGATTATAACGCCAAAGTAGAAACTGTTGTATTTGCAAACGATGACGGGTACGTGTACGAAATGGAGTCCGGTGACTCTTTTGATGGTGCAAATATTCAGGCTGTATTTTATACGCCGTTTGTACCTGCAGGTGACCCCCGTATACGTAAGGCTTTTTATAAGTTATTCCTGTACACAGATCCAACAGGAAGCGTTGACGTAGCAGTTAACTTAAAACTAGATTTTGATGATGAAGGATTGATTCAGCCCGACACAATCACTTTATCTAACACTACCGGAACAGTTGGATTTTATGGATCTCCTACCGCCACATACGGCGTAGTGAGATACGGAACAAAATTGAAAAGATTATTTCAAACACAAGTAGTAGGTTCGGGCTTTACAGTGTCGCTGCAGTTTGTGTCAGATAGTGATGATCCTCCTTTCTCTCTTGACGCAGCAACGCTTGAGTTTTCATCTTTCGATAGGCGATAAACCATGGCTGGTTATACCCGTAACGATACACTAAACAATATTGCTGATGGTAACATCATCAATGCGGCTGACCTTGACGGGGAATTTGATGCACTGGTTGCTGCGTTCCATGCAAGCACTGGACACGTTCATGACGGTACTGCCGCTAATGGCGCTCCAATTACACGGCTCGGGCCTGCTCAAGAATTTGTAGCAAGTGGCAGTTCTTTAACACCCAAGACAGACGATACTTACGATCTTGGTAGTGCTACGTTCCAGTATAAAGATGCTTATATTGATGGCACTGCGTACGTAGATGCAATTGATTTTAATGGTACTGCAATTACAGCAACAGGTACTGAGATCAATTATCTCAGTGGGGTTACTTCCGCAGTACAAACACAGTTAAATAATAAACAAGGACTTGATGCAGAGTTAACAGCAATTGCCGGTTTAACTTCTGCTGCTGACAAGGTTCCGTATTTTACCGGATCTGGTACTGCGGCTGTAGCTGACTTTACTTCTTTCGGAAGAAGCTTAGTTGATGACGCTGATGCTTCTGCAGCACGTACCACTCTTGGGTTGGTGATTGGAACAAATGTACAAGCTTACGATCCTGAACTTGCCGCTATTGCTGGTTTAACTTCAGCAGCAGATAAGGTACCTTATTTTACAGGTTCAGGTACAGCAGCGGTAGCTGACTTCACTTCGTTTGGTCGAAGCCTCGTAGATGATGCTGATGCTTCTGCTGCACGTACTACACTTGGCTTGGGTACAATTGCTACGCAAGCAGCAAACAACGTCAATATCTCTGGTGGTTCTATCACTGGCATTACTGACTTAGCAATTGCAGATGGCGGTACGGGAGCTTCTACTGCCAACGCAGCATTGAATAATCTGCTGCCCTCACAATCAACCAATGCAGGCAAGTATCTTGTAACAGACGGAACAAATACTTCTTGGGACCAGATTAATATCAGCACATCTGATATTACTGGCACCCTGCCAATTGCTAATGGCGGTACAGGTTCTACTACAGCATCCGGTGCTAGGACAGCGTTGGGCCTTGCAATTGGCACAGACGTACAAGCGTATGATCCGCAGTTAGCTGACGTTGCTGGATTGACACCCACGGATAACGGTGTTATAATTGGCGATGGTACGAACTTTGTAGTTGAGACTGGTAATACATTAAGAACTTCACTCGGTCTTGCAATTGGAACAGATGTGCAAGGCTATGACGCAGAACTGGCAGCTATTGCTGGATTGACTAGTGCTGCAAATAAAGTACCTTATTTTACTGGATCTGGAACTGCTGCACTCGCAGACTTCAGTTCTTTTGGTCGTAGTCTTGTAGATGATGCAGATTCAAGTGCTGCACGTACTACATTAGGTTTAACGATTGGCACAGACGTACAAGCTTACGATCCACAATTAGCAGATGTTGCTGGATTAACACCAACAGATAACGGTGTCATTATTGGTAATGGTACCAACTTTGTTGTTGAATCTGGAGCAACGCTTAAAACATCTCTTGGTCTTACAATCGGCACTGATGTACAAGCATACGATAGCAACCTAACTAGTTTTGTAAATGCCTTTACTTTGCCCACAGTAGATGGTGCGGCAGATCAGGTATTAAAAACAAATGGATCTGGAACATTGTCATTTACGACAGTTACTTCTGGAGATCCTGCAGGTACGGCAGTTGCTTTAGCAATTGCTCTGGGGTAAGTAAAGGAAAATAAATGGCAAATACATTTACATCTTATGTAAACAAAGACGTAGGTACATCTGCTGCTACTGTAGTCACAGTAGGTGCTTCTACACAAACAACTGTGATTGGCATGACAGCGTCCAACACTACTACTTCTTCGGTCACTGTAGATGTGTATATCACACGATCTGCAGTTAACTACTACATTATTAAAGGGGCTACGGTACCAGCGGGAGGCTCTTTAGTAATTGTAGGCGGAGATCAGAAAGTAGTTCTTGTTGTCTCTGATGCATTGAAGATTGTTTCATCCGCAGCTTCATCAATTGATGCTGTTACCTCTGTACTGGAGATCACTTAATGTCTTTTGATACTTCATACTTAAATGCCTATATTGGTAATAATCCAGCCAATGCTGGCGGAGCAATACTTCCGAATAAGACCACAGCAACCTCAACCTATGAGATTTCAAGCGGATCAAATGCCATGTCGGTTGGACCCGTGACGGTGGCTTCAGGTGTTTCAATCATCGTTTCTTCTGGACAAAGGTGGGTAGTTATATGAGTAATATTGTTGTTAATCCTAATTCAAGCGGGACTGGAACATTAACAGTTACTTCTCCGAATACTAACAGTAACTATACAATCAGTCTACCTGCTGCAACTTTAACTATTGCTGGAACGGATGCTGCTCAAACATTTACTGCAGCCCAAACATTTAACTCCACTTATTTAAAGCTTGCCGGTTCGACTAGCGGAACGGCTACTTTAAATGCACCTGCAATCGCAGGCACTAACACATACACATTACCTCCCGATGCTGCTACGTTGGGATACAGAAATGTGCCAGCAGTAGGAACAAAGACAGGTTCATACACTCTGGCAACGGGTGATGTAGGAAAGTATGTTCAGGTAGGATCTAGTGGATCGATCACGATTCCGGATGCAACTTTTTCTGAAGGTGACATTATCTCTGTATTTAACAACACCTCAGGAACTATTACAATAACTTGTACAATTACTACTGCTTATATTGCTGGCACAGATTCGGATAAAGCTTCAATGACTTTGGCAACTAGGGGTTTGGCAACTATCTTCTTTATCTCTGGAACAGTTTGTGTTGTACAGGGGAACGTATCTTGAGCAGTATTAAGCAATTATTTCTAGGTGGCTCTTCTGGCGGCTATCAGATAGAACGCAGCCTGCGGTTTAACTCTGCGGATACTGCGTATCTGAACAGGACTTTTGGTTCTGGAGATCGTAAGACTTGGACTTTTTCGTGCTGGATTAAAAAATCTGTTGTTGTAAATGACGGAAACGATGTTCCATTATTTAGCGCAGTAGGAGCAAGTTCTGCTTACGATTCAATTAGG